ATACGGGATTATTACTTATCCCGGGACAATGGGAGAAGCGCAATACAAGAGAATTAAAGCTCAATGGGAAGCCGGGCATAGTGGCCAAGAGAATGCACATAGACTAGCAATTTTAGAGGGAGGAAAAAATGGGAAAGGCGCTGAATTTAAGGAAATTGGATTTGGCCAGAAAGATATGGACTTTATAGAGCAAAGGAAAATGAGTAGAGATGAGATTTTTCTTGCATTTGGAATACCTAAAGGGATCATGTTAGCAGAAGATGTAAACAAAGCTAATGCAGAAGTGCATAGCCAGATATTTATACAAAATACTATTGTTCCTAAGTATAGAAAATTTGTATCTTATTTGAATGAATTTTTATTGCCAGATTTTGATGATAAAGACGAATACTTTTTTGATTTTGTAGATCCAACAATGAGAGATACAGAATTAATGTTAAAGTATTATGAGAGTGGATTAAAAAATGGTTGGTTAAGTCCAAACGAAGTTAGAGAATTAGAGGGGTATTCAGAATTTGAGGGAGGAGAGATGTTATTTGCACCTGTCAATATGATACCTATTGGAGAAGCACCGGAAAGCAAAAAAAGTATTACAACTAACATAACAAGGCAAAGGCGAACTTCACAGGAAGTTATTAATGATGTTTTGAAGCAAGTTAAAGGCAACATTTCAAAAAAGCTAGTAACATTATCAAAAACAGTATTCAAAGATAAAATCACTAAAGATAAAAAAATTAAGAAGAAGAAAAAAAAGAAAAGCAAGAAAAAGAAAAGTTTTTTTACAAAGGATCAAAGGGAAAAGTATGCGATCAATCATATTAAGAGAGCAGATCGCGAGGAGGGATTATTTAGAAGAAGTTTATCTGATTATTTTAGAGGCCAAGAGAAAAGAGTATTGCCTACATTAAAATCAGTTAAAGATATTAAAAGCGCTTCTGTTAGATTTGATATTAAAGCAGAAACTCAAATAGCAATAACAATGTTTAGTCCGATTGTTGAAGCATTAATAAAAGAACATGGCACAGACGCAATGGCATTATTAGGAGTTATGCCATTTGATATGAGTGCAAATGAAGTTGCAATTTACCTAGAAAAAGAGGGATTGAAATTTACTAATGAGATAAATAAGGTTACTAAAAAGAAACTTGCTAAAGCTATTGCAGAGGGAGAAGAAGCCGGAGAAGATCTAACTCAAATTAGTAGTAGAATTAGAAGAATTTATAGCGATGCAAGAATTACCAGATCAAATATCATAGCCAGAACAGAAGTATCAAGATCATCTAATTTTGGAACAGTAGAGGCCTATAAGCAATCAGATGTAGTTGAAGCAAAGGAATGGTTAGTAACACCAGATGAAAGATTATGTGATTATTGCGCTCCGATGGACGGGAAGATAGTGGGATTAGATAGTAACTATTTTGATAAGGGAGATAGTTATGAGGGCAATGCAGATAGGCCAATGGACTTAAATTATGGAGATGTAGAGCAACCACCATTACATGCTAGTTGCCGTTGCACTACAATACCTGTTTTGAAATAAATAATAATTATGGAATAAGATTATTATACCAAAATAATTTGATATAATGCTCAAGTTTCTAACAAAATCATGTTAAAAAAAGTATTTGCTAGAGGTCAAATAAAAACAGTAAAAGAAAATGGAATGATTAACGGCGCAGTTGGATCAACAGGCGCAACAGATAGAGATGGAGAAATTTTAGATCCTAATGGTTGGAAACTTCAAAACTTTAAGAAAGCACCAAGATTATTGTGGGCGCATGATGCTTGGAGTTTACCGATTGGCAAAGTAAATAACATTGAAGTAGATAGCAAAGGACGTCTTGTTTTTGATGCTGAATTTGCTGAAAAAGAAAATGATTTTGCAAAGAAAGTTGCCGATCTAGTTAGAGGTGGTTTTCTAAATACTTTTTCTGTTGGTTTTAAGCCGTTGGAATTTGACGATGAAACAGATACTTTTAAGAAAATGGAATTGTTAGAGATCTCAATGGTTAATGTTCCGGCTAACCCCGAAGCAAGATTGAGTTTAGATTATAAGAGTTTTATTAAAGATGAAAATAAATTGATTAAGGATTTGAAAGGTGCAAAGAATAAGAAAGTTAAAAAGACAAAGAAGAAAATCAAGAGTAAGCCGAAAAAGAGATATTTGTCAGAGGAAAAAAGATTATTGCTTAGAAACGCAATCTCTACCTTAAAAGGTGTTCTGGACGAAACAGAGCCAGAGCCTAAAAAAAAGGGTAGCAAAAAGGTCGGATCTCGCAAAGCTAAAAAGACCAATGGTGTTTTAGAGGCCTTGCGAACTGTGGATCGCGCAATAGAAATTGCGATCCATAAAGTAAAAAAGGAAAATTAGCATGAAGAAAAAAAAGAAAGCATTAACACCAGAGAAATTAGCTGAACAAATCGGAGCAAAGATTACCGATGGCCTTAAAGATATTTTAGCCTCTAACAAAGAGCCTAAAAAGATCAAGAATAAAAAGGCAAAGCTAAATAAATCACTCAATAAGAATGTTAAGTTTGCTAATCGTGAGATTAAGCTATATCAACTTGGTAATGGCAAATTTGTCAAAGCTAAGTGCGATGAAAATACTAACGAACTTGGAGAATGGTTTAGAGCTTTACTAACCAGAAACGTAAAAGGAATGCAAGATAGTTATAATAAATTAGAGAATGGTATGGTTGAGAAGTTTCAGCCATTAGTTGAGGGAACTGCCAATATGGGTGGTAACCTTGTGCCAACTCTTTTATACAATTACCTTGTGCCTTTATTGGAAGATAGAGCAGTTATTAAAGCAAGATCTACACTAATTGATATGTCAGCCATGAAGACAAATCAGTTAAATATTTCTGGTATCGAGTCAAAACCTCTTGCTCAATGGGGATCTGAAAACGTAGCAAAGGCGACTTCGTCTATGCAGTTTAATCAAATCTCTTTAACCCCTTATCTTTTAGCCGCGATTGTGCCGTTTTCAATGCAATTACGCGATGATAGTCCGTTTAATATCGTTCAATTAATCGTTAAAGCATTAGGAGAAGCATATATTAAAGCAGAAGAAAAGGCATTTGCAACAGGTGTCGGAACTACACAGCCAACAGGTTTTAATACCTATACTCCTATTTATACTAGGAATGCAGGAGGCGCAGTAACATACGATCATATCGTATCTGCTTATTGGAGAATGCCTCAAGCATATAGGGAAAAAGCAGTTTGGATCATGAATGGTAGATGTATGGAAGCTGTATCAATGCTTAAGGATAGTAATAACAGACCTCTTTTGCTAGATAACGGAGTTATCACTCAATCGGGAATGCCAACCATTAAGGGAAGACCTGTTCTAGAGCAAAACGATTTACCATCTGCTGAAATTGATTTTGTTGATTTATCTGCATACTACATTGGCGAGAAATTGCCTATGACTATTGATATTGCCGATCAGGCAACAGTAGCCGGAGTTAGTTTGTGGGAAAGAAACTTAATTGCTGTCAGATTAGAGGGTAGAGTTGATGGAGAGTTATCAACTACCAGAGCATTTACAAGAGTATCCAATACAGGAATATCCTAGACCTAGAGATTGAACTTTGAAAATCTGGCCGTTGAAACGATATACACGGCCAGATGAATGAGAGTTTAATTATATGTTCAAAAAAAAAGCTAAAGGAAAAAATAAAAAAAGTCGCAAAAAAAAGTTAAAGAAACTTAAAAAGATGATGTGTCCGGACAATAAGAAAAGAGGAGGATATATCACTAAATAATTATGGCTATTGTATCTTATGGTTTAACAACAGTCGCGAGGGTAAAGACATTTTTAGGTATTGGTAATGCAATTAATGATACTTTACTTGAAAGATTAATTAATCAATGTTCAGATTTTATTGAAAAATTTTGTGATAGAAGATTTTTGAAAACAACATATACAAATGAAGTTTATGATGGTAACGGCCAGAATAGAATGGTATTAAAACAATATCCGGTAGTTAGTGGAGAAACATTTACATTGCAGAGCCGGGACTCCTATAATAATCAATCATCTTTTACGACAGTATCTTCTGAAAGTTATTTTATAACTGAAAGCGAGGGTATTATAATCTACATGGGAGGAACGGGATTAGATGCGCCGGTATTTAATAAAATACCTCAACATTACAGAGTAACTTATACAGCCGGATATGATTTTGATAACGTAACGCCGGGATCTACATTAGAAG